TCATGGCATCGCAAGCCCGCTCTCCCGTCGACAGCCAGTGGTGGCGCCTTCCGCGCGTGATCGCCGAAACCGGGCTGTCGCGCGCGACGATCTACCGGCTGATGGACCGGGGCGTCTTCCCGAAGAACCACGCTCAACGCACCGCTCGAGCGAAGGTGTGGTTTGAGGATGAGATCCAGGCGTGGAAGCGGCACGAGATGGGCAGCCCCGTAGTGGCGGCTCCCGCGCTGGAGGGCCTGCTGTGAGCACCGACTGGCAGCCCGGCGACGTGGCTTTCTGTGTCCGCGGCGATTGGGTTCACGGGCAAGGCAATGTGCCGTTTCTCGGGCCGGTGAAGGGTGACTTCCTGATTGTGGAGGAGGTCGGCTTCACGCACGAGCACACCATCCTGAAATTCTGCAAGCGCTGGCCTGGACGGGGATACGATGCGACCGGCTTCCTGGCATTCGACCGGATGGGCGACCGTGAGCGACGGGATGTGCTGACGGATTTGCAGTATCTCGACCGTGCGGCAGAACGACGCAAAGCATCGCGCCGATGAGCGACATTGCCGATCTGCTTGGGTCGCCGACGGCGGCCCCTGTCATCGACACGCGCGAGGAGCGCCGGCTGCGCGCGGCTGAGGCACTGGCGAAGGAGACGGCGATCAAAGCGGCCGGGCGCGGCGGGACCTTCGTCGACCAGGGTACGCTGCGGCGGCCGGTGTCGCAGAACTTCCTCGCCGAGGTGTTCGACATGGACCCGCAGACCGTGCGCAAGCGCCTGGTGCGCTGCCCGAAGCTGGGCATGGCCGGGGGCAACCGCCCGGTGTACGACTTCAAGACCGCATGCTCGTACCTGCTGCCGCCGAAGATGACAGCCGACGAGTTCATTGCGACGCTGAACCACGCCAAGCTGCCGCCCGAGGTCAACAAGGTGTTCTGGCAGGCCCAGCGCGAGCGTCTGCGCTTCCTGCGCGATGCCGGCGAGGTGTGGTCAACGCCGGACGTGCTGGCGGTGTTCGGCCAGGTCAACATGACGTTCAAGGACCGGATCGACCTTTGGGTCGAGGACATCCGCGAGATGAAGGGGATCTCTGACGAGCATGTCGCCCGGATCGAGGCGATGGCCCACGCGCTCAAGATGGACCTCTACGAGAACCTGGTGAGCAAGCCATCGAACGGCGAGACGCCGAGCCTGCGCGACAAGGAAGATCCCCTGGCGCCGGCGGAGAACGCCGACACGACCTTCGAGGAGGGGCAGATTTCCGATGCACTTTAAGCCCGAGCAATACGACGCGATCCTGCACCGACTGGTGGACGGAGGTACGCTTGGCGGCGAGCCGGTGCCGGGAAACCCGAACATGCTGATTCCGTGGTTCCTCATGTCAGTTTTCGCCTATGAGGAACTGGACGACCCCTTCTTGACCGACGGCTGCTATGATTGGTGCTGCCGCGAACTGGATGCGCGGTGGGATGCGATCGAGCACCAGCACAAGCACCTGATCGACCGGGACGCCCTGCGCACCGGCACCGCCAGTTATCTCAAGGGCAAGCTGCCGACGACCGTGCAGAACGCCGCGCGGGCCTTGCTGCGCGACTACGAGCACCCGGAGGAGGTGCGGCCGCGCGCGAAGCCGAGCATCGACGATCTGCTCGGCCTGGCGGTGACGCTGAACGACCTGCTGTGAAACTCCCCGAACCCACCTTCCCGTCGATCGAGCATATCGTCGCGGCGGCGGCCGAGAGCGTGCGCCCGCCCGAACTGCTGAGCGTGAGCGAGGCGGCGTCGAAATACCACATGGTCGTCAATCCAGGCTCGCACGTCGGCCCGTTCAGCCTGGATAAGGCTCCGTACCTGATCGAGCCGATGGACGAGATGACGAGCCTCGACCTGCGGGCCGTGGTGTTCGTCGGGCCGGCGCGAACCGGCAAGTCGGCGATGCTCATCAACTGGCTGTGCCACACCGCGATCTGCGACCCGGCCGACATGCTGGTCGTCCACATGACACAGAGCACCGCGCGCGACTGGAGCCAGGCGGATCTCGACAAGGCCGTGCGCAACTCCCCCGAGTTGAAGAAGCGCATGGTGCCCGGGCGGCAGAACGACAACGTCCACGACAAGGCCTTCCTGTCCGGCATGCGGCTGCTCATCAAATGGCCCTCGATCACCGAGCTGTCCGGCAAGACGATCCCGCGGCAATTCCTGATGGACTACGATCGCATGCCCGACAGCATTGGCGGCGAGGGCAACGCCTTCGATCTCGCCGCCAAGCGCGGGCAGACGTTCAAGCGGCGCCGGATGACGGTGGCCGAATCCTCCCCCGGCCGCGACGTGACCAATCCGAAGTGGATTGCCATTACGCCGCACGAGGCTCCACCCTCAACGGGCATCCTCGACCTCTACAATCGTGGGGACCGGCGGCGCTGGTACTGGCGCTGCCCGCAATGCGAAGAGGCGTTCGAGCCAGCCTTCTCGCGCCTGTCGTGGCCCGATAGTCGGGACCATCTCGAGGCGGCCGAGCAGGTGGTGATGGTCTGCCCGTCGGGCTGCGTGATGACGCCCGACATGCAGTACGAACTCAACCTCGGCGGGCGGTGGGTCAAGGACGGCGCCGTGTGGCTGCCCGATGGGGGCATGGTGCCCCGCAACGGCATGACGATCCGCAGGAGCGACATCGGCTCCTTCTGGATGAAAGGCCCGGCGGCCAGCTTCACCAACTGGAAGGAGTTGGTGGTCAAGTGGCTCGACGCGCAAAACGCCTGGGAGAAGAACGCCGACGAGGAAGCCCTGCGCACGACGGTCAACGTCGATCAGGGCGAGCCCTACACGCCCAAGGCGCTGGAGGCCGGGCGGTTGCCCGAGGAACTGGCTGCCCGGGCACAGCATTGGGGCGGCACGCGCGCTGATCCAGTGGTGCCGGACGGCGTGCGGTTCCTGATCGCAACGATCGACGTGCAGGCGCGCAGTTTCGTGGTGCAGATCCACGGCATTGGGGCGGGCGCCGACGTGTGGCTGGTCGATATGTTCAAGATCCGGCGGAGCGGTCTGCGGTTCGACGATAACGGTTCCCCCGCATCCCTCGACCCGGCCGGCTATCTGGAAGACTGGTGGGTGCTCGTCGACCAGGTGATCGAGCGTACCTATCCGCTCGGCGACGGAACCGGACGGCGGATGCAGATGAAACTGGTCGGCTGCGACTCGGGGGGCAAGGCGGGCGTGACGGCTCGAGCCTACGAGTTCTGGAAAGCCCTGCGCGACGATGAGCAGGGGCGTGGGCATCATGTGCGGTTCCAGCTCGTGAAGGGCGAGGCCAAGATTGACCGGCCGCGCTACCGGATCGACCGGCCGGATTCACAGCGCAAGGATCGCCATGCCGGCGCGCGCGGCGAGGTGCCGGTCGTGTTCTTCAACTCGATCCTGCTGAAGGACCAGGTCAGCGGCATGCTGGGCCGCACCGACGAGCAGGGTGGGCAGGTGAACTTCCCGATCTGGTACGACGAGAACGGCCGGCAGGAGGACATCGGGTGGCTCTACAGCCAGCTCACTGCGGAGATCCGCACGGAGAAGGGTTGGGAGGCACCGGGCGGCAGGCGCAACGAGGCTTGGGATCTCCTCTATTACTGCGTCGGCTTGTGCCTCGATCCGCGCATTGCGTTGGAACGTATCGACTGGCTGGTGCCGCCGGCATGGGCTGCCGAGTGGGACGCGAACAGCTTGGTAATCGAGGCCGAGGCGGCGCCGCGCTTTGCTCCGCCGAAGAAGCGGCGCGGTCTCGGCGACCTGGGCGACATGCTGGCCTGACGCTGGGCATGCTGCTCAACCTTTTATTGATGTCACTATTTTGTTGAACTCGTGCCGTCGCCCTGTACCGCTCGACAGGAGATGGCAACCACCGCAGAACTGCTCCAAGAGGCGAAGGACGCCTACCACCGGCTGAGCATCGGCGAAGCCGTGGTCGAGGTGCGCGACGCTTCCGGCGAGACGATCCGCTACGCGCAGATCCGCGCGCCGAGCCTGCTGGCCTATATCCGCACGCTGGACCCGGCCTTCATGCGCGAGACCTCCTCGTGCCGGCCGCTGCGGTTCGTAGGATGAGCCTTTCGATCGACGATCTCCTCGGCGCAAGCGCCGTCGAGGCCGCGCCCCCGCCCGCTCATGTCCCGGCGGGCGGGGCCGGTTCCGGTGTGTCTGCGCCCGGCGCGATTGCGGGCGGCGCGTATGAGGGCGCTGATCGCTTCGATCGCTCGATGGCGCTGTGGTCGCCGCCGATCCTGTCGGCCGACAACGAGATCCTTCCCGCGAAGGCGATGGTTCAGGCGCGCGTCGGCGACACGATTCGCAATGATGCCTATGTCGCCAATGCGGCCAATCTGCACCGCGATCACATCGTCGGCTCGCTGTTCCTGCTCAACTCCAAACCTGCCACCCGCATTTTGTGGGGCAAGGAAGACGAGGTTTGGGAGACCGAGTTTCAGGAGGAGATCGAGGAGAAGTTCACGCTGTGGGCCGAGAGCACCGAGTGCTGGGCTGACGCGACGCGCCGCAACACCTTCTCCGAATTGGTGCGCCTCGCTGTCGGCGTCAACTTCATGGGCGGCGAGTGCCTGACCTCGGTCGAGTGGTTGCGCGAGGAAGTCGATCGCCCGTTCAACACAGCGTTCCTGATGCTCGACCTCGAGCGTGTCGATACCCCTCCCGAGCACAGTCACGACATCAACGTGCGCGCGGGTGTGCGGCGGAACCAGCGCGGACGGCCGATGGGTTACTATGTCCGGCAGGGACACCCGACCGACTGGCGCGACCCTGCGGCGCACCAATGGAAGTATGTGCCCGCGGCGAAGCCCTGGGGCCGCAAGCAGATGATCCACGTCTACGAGCAGGTCCGGCCGGACCAGTCTCGCGGCATGGCACAGATCGCCTGCATTCTTCGGGAAGCGCACCAGGCCAAGACGATGCGTGCGGTCGCGCTGCAGAACATGATTATCAACTCATCGTTCGCCGCGGCGATCGAAAGCGATCTGCCGTCGGATGCAGTGTTCCAGATGCTCGGCGGTGGCAGCGTCGGCGATCCTGACGCGGTGGCCGGCGCGATCGAAAACTACATGACGGGCTACCTCGACACGGTCGCCAAGTATGTCGGCAAGTCGAACTACGCCAAGCTGAACGACGTGAAGATCCCGCATCTGCCGCCGGGCTCCAAGCTGAACCTGACGCCGGTGGGCAAGGGTGGCCTGCTCGGCACAGACTTCGAGGCGGCGATCCTGCGCTACATGGCGGCCGGCTCGGGCGTCCCGGTGGAGTTGTTCTCCAAGGACTATTCCAAGACCAACTACTCGTCGATCAAGGCGGGGCTGGCTGATCTTGGCCTCTACATGGGCGCCAAGAAGAAGATCATCGCCGACCGCTGGGCGACCGAGGGGTTCCGGTTGTGGTTCGAGGAGGCCGCCAACCGCAACCAGATCGAGGCGCTGAAGCGTGCCCGCGTGCCCAACTTCTACGATCCGCTCGTGGCCGAAGCCTATACCGCCTGCGAGTGGATCGGTGCGTCGCGCGGTCAGGTCGAGGAGCTGAAGGAGACGCAGGCTGCGGTCGCCCGGATCAACGCGGGCATTTCGACGCGCGAGATCGAGATTGCCCGTTTCGGTCGCGACTATCGCAAGATGTTCCGCCAGATCGCTCGCGAGAAGAAGTTGGCCGAACAACTCGGCATCAGCTTCATGAGCGACGAAGGGATGATGGGAGCAGTCGAGGCCGCAGCGAACGGGGACCAGGAAGCCAAGGAGCCGCGCCGTGACCAGTAATCTTCTCCTTGCGCGGTTCGACCAGGCTCCGGCCCTTGTCAATCCAGACCAGCGGATGCGCTTTGAGGCGAGCCTTGAGCATGTCGGCACGTTCCTCGCCGAGCGTGGGGCAGAACTGGCGGCAGCGGCGAACAACGACTTCTGGCCCTCCGATCCA